GTAGGATCTGATATAATTGTTTCGTTGATGATATCGTCAATTGCGTGTTCGACTTCGGGCTGCAAGGCCATCTTACGATAGCGAGTGACCAATTCAGCTTCATTCTTTGCCGTACCTTCTAGGTCTACGTACGTTCCATACATGCCACCTGTAGTGGTAACATTTACAGCACCGTCATCGTATTGAGGTGTGACAAAAGAAGGTTGCGTCTTAGATTCTTCTTCTGCTTGCTTACGCTTTATTTCAAAGCCAAATAATTCAGCCATTTGTGATCTCCATTATAAAAAAGAAGATTGACGGACTATCGAGACTAATCTGTAGTCCGTCTCTCTTTCAATATATTTATGTGCCCGCGGTTCCAGTTGCACCCGATACAGTCCAGTAGTCGTATTGGAAAATACAACTGAATTGTTGGATCTGATCTACAGCTTCCCAATCTAATTGAATTTCTTCAATTTGAGCTGGATAAATTCCTACGAACTTATACTCTCTGATTGGTACCCCAGTTTTACTAAACTGAGTTACTGTTGCATCTGACTTATACGCTGACGGACTTGCGCTACCAAACCCTCTTACATTTTCTTGATGGGCGTTTATTTCATGTGACCAAGCCTCTAAACCATTTCTGATTAAAAAGTCTTCATCATTTAAAACTGTAACAGGCCATTCAGCGAATGTTCTGTCCCCAGCAATTTTTAATTTCCTTCCAAAGTAAGGTACTTCAATCAACCCTAATGTTGAAGCAGGAATTTGAGAAGCTCTAATTAAGAATGGAGCTTTTAAATCACCAGCTGATTCAGCAGGGTTATTTATTCGTACTTGGAATAAGGAAGGACGTGCGCCGCCTAATGTAAGCTGCGATCTAATTTCGTTTATATTAAATGCCATGTCTTACTCCTTAAAATTTCCCAACTACTTCACTAAATTCTACACCCGATCTAACGGCTACAAAGTTTAGCTGAATAAAGTTAATTGATCTAGCAGGTTTGATATAAATATCTCCTACAAATTCGTTTCTGTCGATTACCTCTCCAGTGTTATTAGAATCGTTACATACAACTCTAAAGTCATATATACCTCTTCGACCTTGAACATCTCTTAAGAAAGGCTCTACAAGGTTAACAAACTGTGATCTAGTAAACTCATCATTGAACTCGAACAATGTGTATTTGGAAGCTGTACTAATCGCTTTCTCTAGAACGATGAATAAACGTCTTACATTAATTCTATCGAACGCAGAAGGCTTACTTAGCAATGTCTTATCACCGAATAGAATTGTTCCTTGACCTGGGAACGCTACTACTGGGTTAACACCTGCTTTGTAAAGTACGTCTCTGTATGCTTGTCTTGGGTTGAACGCTAACTTAATTACGTTTTTGATCTGACCTCTATTGAAACCACCTGGTGAGAACCAAGCATCTCTTTCGTTATCAGTTCTAGCACATAGACCAGCTACGTCTCCATTTAATGGAACCCATCTGTATACGTCATTGTACTTATCATAAGCGTATTTATACCCACTATCTAACATAGCGTACGAAGACGATCTGCAAGAATTTCTAAATGCAACAACGTTATCTGCTGCTGTTGAAGGGGCTGTAATGTCTACAACGTCCGCTTTTGCTGGCGAACCAAATGCAACGCAATCTTTTCTTACTTCACAAATATTATCGATGACGTAGTTAAGTAATGCTTCACCGTTAGTTCCGCCTTTACTTGTACCTGTCATTACTAATGATACATCTACGTCTGCTCCATCTGAGAACATGTCATAACCAACTGCTACATCTCCTAATGAGATAGCTGATTCTGAATTACCATCTAAGCCGCCTGCGAAGTCAAGCTTCACTGGAAGAGCTGTTGATAGGGCACTCAGACCAGAAGCAATTCCTGGTGTATGTCCTGATACTGAATTTACAAAGTAAATCCATGCAGAAGCGTCGTTAATTTTATCGTAGTAGTAAGTTGATTCACCGCTTTCGTTCTTAGCGTCAGTAGCTCTTGAAAGAGCTTCCCATTTCTCAAGAATTGTTTCTTGAGTTCCGGTAATGTCGCCAGCTTCGTCTACTACTACAATATGAACTTCATCACCTGCGCCGCCTTTTCCAGCTGCGTAAGTAGATGTACCTGGAGCAGCGTCAAATGAATCGCTATACTTCCAGTATCTCTGTATTGTTCCTGTACTGTAATCAGTAGATAATGTAAATCTATTGTTTAATGTAACCGTTCTGCTTGCAGTAAATACACCACTGCCATCATCGACATATGTATCTGATCCTGCTGCAGCTATTGATTTAATGCTTAACTTCTGTTCACCTATAGAAGAGTTACCTACTTTAACTAGGTCTCCTACTTGTAAATCAGCAGCAACACCTGTCAATAAGGTTGTTAATGTACTGTTTGCAACAGCACTTGATGCGCCTTTCAATGATATTGTAGCACTTGTACTACCTATACTGAAAGACATTTTTGTAACTGTATCTGATGTTGCAATGCTTGCGTTAGCTGCCGCGGCTCCGCCGTTAATTAAAACAACGTTGCTTTGCCACGCATCCGCACTATCACAGACCTCTACTCGTAAACCATTTCCTCTAGTACCAACATACCTTGCGGCTGTGATATGAGCATCGTTAGCAGCAGTTACTGCAGCGTCAAGAGAATCTGAATTCTTTAAAGAGATCCCAGATGTATTCCCGCCTGCAACAACACCAGTAGCATTTCTTGCTGCTGATGAAACTGTTCTAACAACGTATAGTTTATTGCCATAAGACAAAAAGTTGGCAGCTGTGAAAAAAGTCTCTGCATTGTCAGATGTTGGTTCCCCAAATCTAGCAACTAAAGATGTTTCACTATCAACTAGAACACGCTCTTCAGCGGGACCCCAATTGAATACGCCAGCTATTGCGCCTTCTGTAGTAGAGACTGCAGGTACGACTGTGGTTAAGTCTATTTCGCTTACATTTACACCAGGACTAACTTGAAATCCCATATTATGTCTCCTCTAAAAATCAATAAATCGTCTGATTATATTTATTAAAACCGGTGGTTAGAAAACCTTGTCTCCCGTCTCCCAGTCAATTATTTCCATACCCCCTGGCATGTCCTCGTGGCCATCATCTAGAAACCCTAAGGGCAGCATATCATCCTCAATTCCTCTGGCACTCTGGCCCTGGATATGCTTACGTATATCGGTACTTGTTAT